CTCACACAGGCCTAAACCTAGAGCGTCTAGCAGTGCAAGCTTGCCGGTATGCTGGGCGAAGCGGTTTTTAAAGGCCGACTCGAAGCCTTCTGGGTCCTGCTTCCCTTCGTTGAAGTAGCGCTCTTGCAGTAGGGTGATTGCCCTCTCAGCGCCTTCAGTCATTGGTATAATCTCTGGGTCGTAACGTAGCTGGCCATCGGTCGAAGGGTCGAGCAGGTTGCGCTGTACTGGAATCTCTCTAAGCTCTTGGCACAGGTAGACGCCGGCCAGGCGTTTGATCTCTTTAAGGATCGAGGCGGCATGGTCTGGGTCTTGGTAGCCTTTAAAGTCTCCTACGTCCTTTTGCCAGAAGATCATGAAGCGAGGTAGCAACCCCTTAGCCGCCATCTCTTTAGTGACAGACGAACGGAAGCCCGCTGGGGTGGTTGATCCTAAGATATTAACGCATGGGTTCCAACACGCGCCGAAGTTCTTGCCATCGCCTTTTGATGTGAAGCCATGGAAGTATGAGCTTGAGCGCGAGTAAAGCATACTCAGCACGTCCACCATATCGGATTTATAATCCTCACGAGCCGCCATAGCCTTAAGGATCATAGAGCACTCGTCGATGATATCTAACCTCATGGGCTGCTCTGAAAGTCCCATGATAATAGAGCTACCAGATTTATATGTGCTTGAGCCGAGAAGGCCAGACCCCATTAGGATCTCGTCTAACGCTCGTTGCGGTGTCTCCTTACCGAAGCCCGACGAAGCAAGGTTAATGAGATAGATGTTAGGCCACACATCAAGCGGGCCGATCTTAGTGCGGTACCTGTTAGACGCAATAGCCGACATGAGAGCGATGCCACCAGCTAGGCCAAGCGCGTCCTGATTACCGAACGCTGTAGCGTTGCAGTAGTCCTGAAACAATCGGATCATACCGCGCGGCTTAGGGATGCCATGCAACACGGGTAAGGCTGCGGGCTGGGTAGATATAGTCACGAGTCCCGTGATGCGCTCGCCCCTTCGGTCGGCTGCTTTGATAGCGCGTGCGTACATCCGCTTAGCCGTTGATGCCGGAGCGCGGCCACGGTGCGGCTCAGTAGCATCCGAGAACCAGGGAATATCGTGCTCTTTAGTGTCAAGCTCTAGCAGTCGCGTGATCGCCTCGTCTTCTGGTGTATCGTCACACGCCATAGCGTAGCTGATTCGTGTCAAGCGGTTGTTACGACCGCTATCCGTTAGGCAAACGGAAGTGTCCCCATCGACAAGCTGAGCACGCGGCTTAGCATGAACCCCTTCGCGTTGGCACATCTTATAAAGCGCGTCCATGTTAGCAGGTGTGAACGTTGGGAGCGTGTCCGTGTTCGAGATGATGTCCTCTTCACCGTTCCAGATATAGGGGTTTCCAGTGTCGGGATGAATCGATGGAGGTAGAACAATTTGGCGGCCACGATTGAGGAACTCAACGGGGTACTTTGTACCAGGCTGATTCGGCATTAAATTAGGTGCGAATAGCGCGACCATACCTGTAGCACCATGACGGCGAAAAGGTGAGTATGGAGCGGCTCGCATGACCTTGGCGTTATCGGTATCTATGTCGAGCGCACAAGCCCAGCGACCTAGCACCGCTCCTATGTTAGCGCTTGGGAAGTGGTCGATTAACCATTCAAGCTCATCAAGCGTTTGCTCTTTCTCGCTCCATGCCTGCCATTCATTGACGAGAGGCACCTTACCCTTTAAAGGAATAACGGGAATCCCCGCCTCGTGATAACGTGGTGCCCAGAGCTTAAATATATTCTTAGTCATGTGTTGACGAAGATAAAGCGACTCGGTAGACACGTCAATGCGATGAAAATTTTAAACACAAAAAACCAAGAGCACCAGAAAATCAAAGCCCTCATAGGTGGGCCAAGCGGTGCAGGGAAAACGACTCTCGCCGGTACGCTCAACGAGCGCACGCTTATCATTAGCGCCGAGTCTGGGCTGATGTCAGTGAGCGATAAAGAAATCGATTTCATCGATCTATCGCGTGACGACAAGGGCACCGTGTTAACTGAACCAGAGGCACGCATCGCACGCCTTAGTGAGGTGTTTAAATATCTACACGCTGGCTGTCCTGGCGAAGACGGGCGCGCGACATGGCGTTATAAAAACGTATTCCTAGATTCACTCACTGAGATCAGCGAGCTGCTTGTGTCGAAGCTCAATAAAGATTTCCCTGATCGCAAAGATTCTTTTCCCATGTGGGGCGAGTACGGGAAAATCATGCGCAGCATTGTGAAGAACTTTAGAGACCTGCCCTACAATGTGTTCATGTCCGTTATTACTGAGATCGATAAAGACGAGAACAATAAAAGATATGTGAGCTTTAAAGTGTCAGGCTCTATCTCTAATCAACTACCACAATACTTCGACGAAGTGTTTCAAGTGTATGTCGATCCCGAAGGTAAGCGCACGCTTATCACACGCGCAAGCGATGTCATGATTCACTGTAAAGATAGATCAAAGAAACTACTACCCCAAGAGGTTGCTGACCTAGGGGAAGTTGTCCGTAAGATTCAAATAGGAGGAGAAAAGAAATGAGTTTATTTGACGTAACAAATGTATCAAGCACGGGGATTGAAGACGGTGTACACACTGCCAGCATTAACAGCGCTGAAGTGAAGACCACGAAAGCCGGTAACGGTGAGTATATTAGCGTTAAGTGGGAGCTTGCTTCAGGTGGTCAGTTCTACACTATGTACACTATCAAAAACCCTAATCAGAAAGCGGTGGATATCGGACTCGGCGAGCTTAAGCGTATGCTCACAGCAAGCGGCGCTAAGAGCATGGCCATCGGTGGCGTTGATGAGCTTCTAGGACTTCGTTGCCAGCTTACGCTTGCGACTGTCACAGACGACTTCGGCGACAAGGTTAAGATCAAGAAGTACGCTAAGGCTGCGGCTGCTCAGCCGTTCTAATGATCCTTCGTCCCTATCAGGTTCAATGCGTAGACACGCTGTGGAACGCCTTAGCGGTGGAACGCAGCGTGCTGTGCGTGATGGCTTGCGGAGCCGGTAAGACGAAATGCTTCGTTGAGTTAATAAGACGGGCCAACGTGAAGACCGTTGTGCTCGTCGGCAGGAATAAACTCGTCGACCAGACTGTGGATCAGCTGCGTGCGGTGGTTGATGACGTAGGCGTTTGGTCGGCGGCATACGGTGAGAAGCGCATTGCTCCGGTGACCGTTGTCTCGATTCACTCAGCCGATAAGCTGACTATCCCAGACCTTAAATTCATCGTATGTGACGAAGCTCATAATATGAACGATGGGCGATATGGTCGCTTCCTAGAGCGACACCCTAACGCTAAGCTTGTTGGGTTTACTGCCACGCCTTGGCGTGACGGTGTTGAGATATTCGGCGATCATATGCCATTCAAAAGGATTCATTACAAGCGTGGAATTAAGCAGCTCATTGCCGAAGGATTCCTAGTTCCACCTGTGGTTAAGGCTATGCCTAACGGTTTCGATACCTCGGCGCTTAAGCTTAATAGTGGCGATGACTTTAAACTGTCGGACGTTATCAAGCTCACCGACGACTCGGAGAAGATCCGCGCTCAGGTAGCCGATGCGTTGCCAAGGCTAGAGGGCCGTAAGAAAGTCGTGTGGATGTGCGCCACTATCGAACACGCTACGCGAGTGGCTAAGGCTATCGGTAGCACTGCGGCTCTTGTGCATTCTGAGAACCCACATAATCAATACGCGCTAGATACGTTTGAAGGTGGTGATGTGCGCCACATGGTGAACGTGATGATGCTAAGCGAAGGCTATGATTTCCCTGCTATTGATGCCGTGGTATTAATGAGACCGACGCGATCTCCGACTCTCGCAATTCAGACTATCGGCAGATCGTTACGCCTAGCACCTGAAAAGAAGGACGCTTTAATTTTAGATTACGGAGAAGTTATTAAACACTGCGGACCTATTCACGATCCCTTCACTAAGGCCTTTCGAGCTAAGGTTGATAAAGAGCGTATGGTTATCTCTACCCGCGTTTGTCCGAAGTGTTTAAGCTACATTCACGAGGGCACCACCTGCCCAGACTGTAACTACAGCATTGCCGTTGAACGCGATCCACTTAAGAACCTCACTCGTGAAGCATCGCTAGTGGATCTTCTAGCTGATCGAAGGCCTAAGATTTTAAAATGTGTTGCAGTGAGCGCGGCTAAGTACCTATCGAAGTCAGGTAATAAATGCATACTTATAAGCTTCTCCGTTGAGGGGCGACTTATGCCGATTAAAAGCTACATCTCTAACCATCCCTATTCGTGGAAGATGGGCCAGAAGTTAATTCAAGAGATGATTCCGTTTACTTTTGAATCATGGCAAGAGTGCTATGATAACTGTGAGGCGTTAACTTTTGACGTGCCTGATTCTGTTATAGCAAAGGATGATAATGGCTTTGAAAAAGTCGAACGAATACTTAGTAGAACATCAGATTCTGACATACCTTTCTAAGCTTGGTATCGGTTTCTTCTGGAAGAACACTAGTGCAGGATTCCACGATGGAACGCGCTTTAGAAAACACGCATCGCCATTCGCAATCAACGGCACGAGTGATGTTCTCGGCCTAGTGAATGGTGGCCAGTTTATTGCTTTTGAGATTAAAGACAAGGCGCGTGCCACAGCGGAGCAGCTAACTTTTATTAAAAAAGTTCAGGCTCTTGGCGGGCGAGGTGCCGTTGTAAGGTCTGTCGATCAGACAAGATCAGCTCTTCAAGAATGGGGACTAATCGAATAGGTAGCGTCTTACGCTCGCGCCATTTAGAAATCGTGTAGCGCGTAAGCCCGAGATACCGAGCAAGCTCGACGGAAGAAATCTCTTCACGCTTAAGCCAGGTATCTAGTTTCTTCATCTTCATTCGCCAAAATGTAGTTGACCATGTCAACCGTGTCAACTTATACCGTTCGTATGGATCTATTCGAAGACACATCACTGGTTCAAGGATCGGACGCATGGAAGGCAGCACGCAAGGGTCGCATCGGTGGGTCCGACATCGCGGTGATCATGCGCATCTCACCGTATAAGACA